ATCATTGTTTACTGATATTTTTTATATAATATTCTCATAAATATATCAATATATATTGACATTTATATAATTTTATGATATACTATAATCAAGAAAGGAGGTAAGAAAAGTGGAAAAGAAATTAAAAAAAGCGCTTCGAATTCTTGGCTTAATCGAAACGCTAGTGATTAGAGTAATTTCCTTAATCGGCTGGATTTTAATTCTAATCAATCAATTTAAGTAATTAGGTTGAGAGGCTTGTCCTCTCTTCCTATCACTATTATAAAACCACTTTTCAAAGAAAACAATGGAAAAATTAATTTTAAAAGCTATCGAATTGATTGGACTTATTGCAGTATTAGTATTCTTGATTTCAAAATTATTCTAAGGGAGGTATAACCGTGTCAACTGAAGCGCAGAAGAAAGCTAGCGCAAACTATGCTAAGAAGATGACGAAATGTGTCAATCTTGCATTCAACAAAAAAACAGATGCAGACATTCTAGAAAAACTTGATCATGTCGAATCTAAAATGGGTTACATTAAAAAACTTATAAGAGATGATATTGAGAAAGCAAAAAAAGACCAGAGCAAATAGCCCTGGTCTTTTCTTATGCTTTAAATTGTTGTGTAGTCGAGATTTAGTCGAAATTAAGTCGAGTTTAGTCAACATCTTTATGAATAACCTCATAATAAAACTTAAATTAGACTTTTTTCAAATACTTTCTAGCAACCCATCCACTAGGAATCTTTGCCCAATCTCCATCGAATTGAGATACAGTGACACGAGTGCCATAATTTAGACAGCCGTCCTTATCGTAATCGTGAGCCTTAGCGTTCTTAGTTAATTCCTCATATGTCTTTCTTCTACAGTTAGCCCCTGGTCCTGTTCTGACGCTTAAATCACTAGCAGTAATCATATAAGTGCCTAAAGCATTAGATTCATTGCTCTGTGGCTTAGGTGTAGGAGTTTCAACGTGTTCATTGACGCTCTTATTTAAAATGCCTTCTACAATTGCCTTTGCGCACTTGTCAGCGTTCCATTTCACTTTATCAATAGCGTTGTCAACAAAGCAGCACTCAACAAGTAGTGCTGGAGAATTAGTCTTTCTCAACACATATAACTTAGTAGATGTTTTAACACCTCTGTTTCTAATGCCTAGAGTGTTAGAAATATTCTTGACGATTCTTTCAGCTTCATCTTTTGCTTTTGAGTTGTCGCTATAGACATATACCTCTGTACCTGTTCCGCCTCCAGCGTTGAGATGAATAGAGACATCTAAGTCAACCTTATGATCATTACACTTATTTACAATTGCTTTTAAGTTAGAATTCTGGTCTTTTCCATTATCATCAGTACAGTCATATACTGTATGTCCGTTTGCTCTTAACAACTCAATGACTTTATTTTTAACTTTTCTGTCTTCATTGACTTCATCTAATAAACCACTTGCTCCGCGACATTTTAAACTATGTCCACCATGTACGTTAAAATTCATACTTTATACCTTCTTTCTTATAATTCAATTCCTTCGATTTCCGCTCTAATCTTTAGAGTGCGAATATAATTTCCTAAATGCTTTTTCTGCTCTTTTAATAGATCAAGCGAACATCTAGGAATGAATGTCAAGGTACGTGCCTCATACTTGACAGTCATATCATCTAATTTGTCATATCTGATTTTAGCCTGCCAGTATTCTGCCTTAAATCTATCCTTATAATCAGAACTATTCATAAGTTCTACAGTGTCTTGTAATTCCATTGTTTAATCCTCCTCAAGATATGTGCCGATTCCATAATTTTCAGCACACATGTATTCGATTCTGCATCCTCGTGCAGTATTCCAACCTTTTAAAAAGTAAGCAATATCAGCAGTTGATAATAATTCAATAGATTTTCCAAGGTACCATAATGGAGTACCTTCTCCATCGATAAAACTATCAATAATTTCAGCATCATCACCATAGAGATTTTTGATTTTTTTTATAGCCTTTTCTCTGTTATATCTGATTTCTTCTTCAGAGAAACCTTTCATAGGCTGTGAGATGAATATCTTCATGTCTCATACCTCACACTTGATACATCTATTTTCTAATTTACGGTATGCATCAAGATACATTTCTTGTTTGTCTCCGTTATAAGTACATTCAAAATACATTCCGTCTAACAGTGTAGTTGATAGCAATGCCTTATTGTTCTGAAGTGTCTTGCATACCCACACAACATAAACATCAAAATCCTGTGGATCTTCTAGATGTTCGTTTGTATATCTTCTTACTTCTTCGGTTGCAATCTTTAAAAATTCATCGTTGCCCATTATTCTTCTCCTTTTTTAATGGCATTTTCAGCAACTTCTAGTCCTTTAGTTAGTACGGACGGTACGTTGTCTCCGGCTTCAACGAAGTTTTCGATGATGCTTCTAAGTTCATTAATGATTAAAGACGCTAGTGTAAACCATCCAATATAAGTAGTAAGTGTTAGATCAACATTGATAGTCTGACCGATTTCGATAAAAATCGCTGATGCAAGGAATGCTACTAGTACCATTAGCCAGTACCCCAACTTTTTCCATACACCACGCACTCCTTTAGCGGAATTTTCTTTGCCTGTTAATCTAGACTTTCTAATTCCTGTGATGTAGTCGATAATATTCAAGATTAAAAATCCCACGAATAAAAACCAATGTGTGCCTAATGCAGCAGTCAATACCGCTACAATAGTGCCTCCGATTGCGTTAATCGCATCCATGTATTTTAATGATGTATCATATAATTTCATATTTTCCTTCTCCTTTAAGCATATGAGTAAATAAATGTGCCACATACGTATGCACTATTTACATTGTCTTTCAATGATGTGATGGTCCATTGATTCTTTGTACCATCGTTGGTTATGGGGTAAAAACGTACCACTAAAGTTCCTCCTGGATAAACAGCAGGAACGAAAACATTTTGCCTAGGCTTTTTATCGTTAGGGAAATTACTCCATATATATCCCCCTGTGTTTCCACCAATTGGAGCAGTCAACGAACCATCCCAGTTTATTTCGCAGAGTTTCAATCCGTCGTTATATCGGTATTTCAGTGTGATACCACATGCATTAGTTCCACAAGAGATCCAATCAGACCAGCCAATAACTCTATGTTGTATCTTCTTATCCGTGAGCACGGGCACCCACGTATCTACTTGATTCTCTGTATCAAAATCAAATACATACCCATTAAATGACTGCGCTTCAAGAGGCATATCTACCTTTAACTTTCCAGTCTCTGCCTTGCATCCAACTCCAATTCCTCTGCCGTCAGCAGAAAAATCAAGCAGCTTAAACGAAGGAGCGATAGCAGCATAAGATGCAACTCCGTCTGTTGTAAAGTAATCCTTCACAAGCACTCTGAACGAATAGGCATTATCCGTATTGAACTTGCCAGCCGATGATATATATACCTTGTTATCACCACTGTATGAATCTGTATAAGTTGCAAGAGTAGTCCACGTCTCACCATTTTTGTACTGAATCATGACAGACTTATCATTTTTATTTGCAACAGGTGCAATTGAAAATGAATAAGTAATCTTAACCGCCGTACCTTCATCATCTGCTTTGTTAGTCGAAACATTCCAACGCTGTGCAGTCACATTCTTGACTGCTGGTGACCACCACTCTGTAACACTAATGTTTTTAGACAGTGTAGCCTTCTGACCTCTCGAATCTGTAACCGTTGATTTAAGAACAACTGTACCAGAAGACTTGAGTGGCTGTGTCGTAAAGAAACTGTTAGGGCCAGGTATGCTCTGTCCGTCAATCTCGTTTTGGTAGTACGTGATTGTAGCACCGTTCTTCGTTGAAGTAGACACATTGCATTTGACTTTCGAAACACCCTGTATAATTGTTGATGCTCCGAATCTTTTTGCGATTGCAGCATCTTCATTTGTGTATGTGATTCCTGTTACAGTTGGCTCATAGCCCGATGGCAGTACTAAATCCAATCGGCAGTAGTTAGTACCGATGTACTTTCCGGCACGATTGTATGTATCTACCTTGAATGTCATATATGAATATGACGTGTTAGTCATCTTGCTGATCAGTGAAGTCGGTACTGTCCATCTGAATTCGTCATTCCACTGATTATCGGCAATCTGTACATTCATATCATAATAACTGTATGAGATTACATGACCAAAGTCAGATGATGCCCTAGGTGTCTTGATTGTCACACTGTTTCCAAAATAAACTGATGTTGGAGAACAGTATGGCTTAGTCGCTCTCGGAATAACATCGCAGTCGATACCGCCCGAAGCAGATACACTGCCTACATAATTACCGGATAGTGTAACTTTGAGTTCCTGTGAGAACGAGAAATCAAAATGCTTGCTACCGTTACTGTCATGTGGAATCTTGATGTTTGTAACTGTCGCAAGTGTCTTTGTTCCACTTCCGCCTATTGTTACACCACCAGACCAGATTAAAACACCATTCGCCCACATAGAGCCGTATTTAGTAGCATTTGAATTGATATTCCACTTATAATACTTTGTCAGCGTAGCAGTCCATAAATCATAGTTTCCGTCAACATTGACACCTGTTCGTGTCATTGTCATTGTGACATTACCATTGCCGCCACCAAACGATGCACTGCATGTTGCATATGTTGCCATCAGTCACCACCTACTTTCTTAAAGGTTAAAGATCCATCGTGGTTAACAATGAATCCGAAGTTTCCGATTCTTAGTGAACTAGAAACTTCGATGTTTGAGTTATACATTCTGTTGTTAGCAAAATACGCTACTTCATCATTGTTCTGAAGAATAGAGTACTTGCTGTTTGTCTGTTTGGTTTTGAATTCAGATTCCTGCTTACCTATCTCTATGCCTTCTGCATTGAATCTGATATAAGTATTCAGCTGAGTCTGATTGTTTGATACAGTATCAGAAAGAGAACTAAAGTCTTCTTTCTTTACAAATCCCATCTGAATGCTTTCTGTTGTTTGTTGAATAGTAGATACAGTAGAAGCAAGGTTTGCGCCGTCAGAGGCACTGTAATAATTCTCTGATACTGTCTGTAAGATGGATGCCTTTGTCTGTTCTATAGATGAAGAAGCATCCTTGGTTGCCTGCTGCAGCTGACTGTTCATGTTGTTTATTCTGTTGTCGTAATCATCAATGATTGACTTTAGGTCATTTGCAAGCACTGGGGTGGTCGTTGTATATGTTCCATCATCCCATAATATCTTCGACCTAACCCAGTAATAATGCTTGTCAATGTAGCCATCGGGAACGCTTTTCCACCCGTTACTGCTTGCATCGGGCATTTCCGTTGCTGAATCTGATAGGTAATACTCCGGAGTGATTGAGCGAATTCCCTGCCCGTCCTCGCCATCGTTGACTCTCACGAGGGTCATGCTAGCCGATGCCTTAACCATATAATTAACCTTCTAGCTGAGCGCTGAATGTTGCCTTGTTTGTAATATCACCTGCACCGATTGTGTATGTCGCACCTGTTGCTACAGCAGTAGTTCCGCCGTCCTTATACCATTTGATAGTTCCTAATGCAGATAACGCAGAACCAGTCACTTCAACTCCGCCTTTATAAACATGAGCAGTTAAAGTTGTAGCGATAGCAGTGTTCTTGAAGATTGTTCCACCACTTGAAGTGATTGCCATTGTGATAGCATCTAAGCCATCCTTCCCATTTGTGCCGTTTGTACCTTTGTAGGAAACTGAATATGATTCAGTATGCTTACCATCCGAATAGTTTACAACAGTCTTTGTCCATAGATACTGACCATTTGCCACACTAGGCACTGTAGTACTCCATGTTCCTGTTGGAGGAGTAGTGCCACTTGTACCTGCCTGGTAAGTAACCGATGTTGAACTAACAGTAACACTTGTACCATTTGAACCGTTAGAACCGTTTGTACCTTTGTAGGAAACTGAATACGCTTCTGTTGATTTGCCATCAGAATACTTGACTACTGTCTTAGTCCAAAGAAACTGACCATTCGGTACGTTTGGAACAGTAGTGCTCCACTCACCTGTTGGTTTAGTGGTTCCGCTTGCACCAACCTGGTATGTTACAGAAGTCGAACTTACAGTAACACTTGTACCATTCTGTCCTGTCTGCCCCTTGAATGCGATAGAGTAACTGAATGTCTTGTTAATTGTAATATCACCATCAACAACGATAGGGATAGTAATAGTACCACTCTTAGTTAATGCAGATGTTGCAGTAACTGTGATTGTTGGCATTGGTGACTTGCCGTCAGACACTGCTGAGATTCCTGTAGGGCATGTAATAGTTCCTACAGTACATGGAACCTGTTCGCTACCACATAATGCCATTACCTGTGTAGTTGTTGTCTGTGTACCGTTTACAGAAGTAGTAGTACCTAAGAATGTATAGTTGTCATTAGTTAATACAACCGAATAGCCATCGGTTAAGTCGATAACGTCAATCTGATTGACCGCTTTAATTGCCATAATTTTCCTCCTAAATGTTTAACTCGCAGTTGAATACTGCCTTGAATTTAATGTCTTTTGCTGAAATAGTAAACATGAACCCGTTATCGTTGAGTCTTGTATCATCTAACGGAATCTTGCTGAATTCTGTCTCTCCATGCCTTTTAATGAACCACTGCAGATAGGCATTATCTCCAAATGTTTCTCTCAGTTTTGAAGAGTTATCAATCACAACTCCACCCACATAGATATTCACTGTGAATATAGTTGCCACATCACTGTTCTTGAATGTCGTGCCATTTGATGACTCTATACACAACAATATAGAATCCTCGCCTTTTGCACCTGTTATACATACTGGTGTACTGTATGTGACAGTATTGTTGATCGTTGTGGCGGTTCTCTGCCATATATAGAATCCTGGACGCCATGTCGGTGCAGTCTCTGACCAACCTGTTTCTGGTGGTGTAGCTCCATCTGTTGAACTAGCATACTCACAAACAAACTTCTTAACTGAACCCTGTGCCTGTTTGATTGCTTCTCCAGCCTTTTCTTCAACTTCTGAAACCCTTAGCGATATCTTCTCATTGGACAGGCTTAATTGCGCCATCTTGTCATTGATGCCTTCCTGTTCCTTTGCGATTATATCCAGTTTCAATGATTCCTGGTCCTGTTGTACCTGCAGCTTTCTGATTCGTGTTGTATTAGATACACGTTTCACTGTCTTTTCTTCATTCTTTGTTGTCACACTGCCGTCAACCGTAGACATAGAGAACTGTCCACCTTTATAACTGACAGTTAGATCAGATACAAAGAAGGTGAATTCATTGCTGTTATAATTGACAAGAGCACCAGGAAGAAGGTTATCAACCGATATCATTGTGACATTCTTCACCTGGTTGAAAGTCAATCCTTTAAGTCTGTCATAGATGCTGTCTATGATGCTCTGTTCGTCTGCATATAGATTTGCTGAATCAATAAACAGTGTATTGCCTGTCTCATCACCCTTAGAAAGAGGATTGAGACCATTTTCAGCATATACTCTTGTGAGTGTATACACCTCATTCTTCTCATAATCTGTTAAATCCTGTGTAGCAGCAAAGGCAGTCTTTTCAATTGGAACAAATCTAATAGAATCAATTCCCTCTGCATAGACATTAGCCCCAAACAGTTCAGCAATCCACCCAAGATAGTTTCTTATCACAATCGTGTTATCATACCATGATACGCTCTTATCAAGAACGTACTGCGGTATTCCTTCACGAATAATAGAAAGACCAGTCAGACTTTCAATCTCGTCTAGCTGGTCTTTTATAGTGACAGGATAAGACAGTTTAGTATCGTATGCCTTGTCAAGAGAATAGTTGTTGTCATACATCTTAAGAGTGAGTTCCTTGGTGTACTTCTCCGGCTGATCATACACCTTGAAGTATCTTGTATCAGATGCATCATTCTCCTTGACTTCCCAGTACTTGCTGATGTCGATATTGTCAAGAATGCCGTCATAATTATCGAACTTCATTGTCAGTTCAATTGATGGCACATTGCCTATCATACGGCAGTCAGCAAAAGAGACAGACATCTTATAATCAAGAAGTCTGTCCGTTACATTTGTCTCTCCATATTTTATAAGCATATGATCACACCTCAATCAGAGAGAAAGAGAATGAATCTGCCTTTAGACCAGACTGCACTCTCTTATAATTGTACTTCTTATTTGAAGCATACATCTTCTTGGTTCCTCTGATACCATGATCAGGAATGTAGAGTTCTGCCGTGAACTCTGCCGGAGTGAGTACCTTCAGAATATTCATTACATCTGTAAATGTATTCAACTTATATGTACATGTAATCTTAAGCATGTTAGAACGTATTCTATTTCTTCTTAATATGCCTGTTGATACAGGTCTGACACTATCCGAATCTAGATCATTGATTTCTACGCTAATCTCTGAAGGAGTCGGAATAAGTGTTCCGTTTATCTTGATTTTCGCTTCATCTGCCATTTATTCCACCTCCTAATAGTCAAATACAGGCTTGCCTGTGCGTGCTTCATAATCCTTGATATTGTCAATCACCATCTTAGTAATTACTCTACCGTCATCAAGAACTAATTTAATGACATAAGTAGCACCTGTGCCGTCATTCTGAGAAAGTGATAATCTTTCTGAAATCTTTTCAGCAATCATATCAAGTCCCTGTGTGTTTCTCTGTAATGGTATTACTGCTTCTGTTCCTGCTTCACCAATATTGGCGATAGTGGATGCACTTACGATACCACCTTTTGCTAGTCTAGGAATCTTAGGGATTGAGAATCCTTTTCCACCGACTCCAGGAACCCAGTCAGGAATCTTTACCTTGCCTATACCGCTTAAGAATTTGTTGATTCCATCAATCATGAAATTCAATGGAGCCTTGAAGATGTGGCTTAATCCAGAAACAATACTTTCAAATATCTGTCTGACACCAAACCATGCTCTTCTCCAGTTGCCTGAGAATACACCACTGATAAAGCTAGTAAGACCCAAGAAAATAACTTCCAATGAATTAATGATAGGACCCATGTAGTCTCTGAACGCCTTGACGGCATTCTTAACCGTTTCAAACACATTCTTCCATTTGAAACCGAAAGTTCCTTCCATCCATTCACCTAGATTACGGAAGAATTCTCTGATATTGTTGACTCTTTCGCAGATTGTTTTGTCTGCGCGTTCAATAATTCCTCTGATTGCAGCAAATACCATATCAAATACACCTCTCAATAGTGTTAAGGCCAATTCGAATACAGGTCCTAGAATATCAAGAATCGTACTGAATATAGGTGTGGCGAACTTAAGAAAATCACTTAATAATCCCATTATGCTCTGGAATACATTCTCCCATGCGTTCCACAACGGCTTGAGAACATCGCCCACAAAATCCATGATGATTTCACCAACTGTATCAATGATAGGTGCCACAATATTTAGAAATACCTTCTGAACAATAGTAGCGATATTTCCTAGAATGCTTACTATGTCATCTCTGAAGCTCTTACTCTTCTGCCATAAGTCTACCACTGTAGCAATGACTGCCCCAATGATGACATTTACAGGATTCACAGCCATTACAATAGATGCAAAAATCTGTGGAAGAATTCCAAATGCACCGCTCAATGCAGTTGCAAGTGATGCCCAACCTGAAAATACTCCCACTGCAAGCTGTATCTGTGTGATAACAGTACCAAGAATTCCAGCAAGAGTAGAAAATAATGATAATCCCGCAATAACTGAGAGTATGCCAAGAATACGACCTACATTATCTGCTATGAAAGAGAATAACCCATCAATGATAATAAGAACCACATCCACTGCACCTAATACAGCAGTCCAGTCAATCGCTTTAGTAACATCTCTCACAATTTTCAAAATCTCATTGATGATCTTCAATATAGAGTTAAATATATTCCATAAATGCTGGATGATTGAATCACCTGGGCCTGCAGTGTTCCATGCATCGGCCAGTCCTTGAGAGATATTGCCAATTATCTTGAAGATGTTAGTGAATATCTTCAATATCAGTTCGACAGTCTTTGCGCCTGTGCCGTTTTCCCACACTGTATACATTGACTTGCCGATTTCCATAAGAAGATTCTTGACACCATTAAATGCATATACTGCAGCTGCAATCATCGGCGCACCAAACTTATCCCATGACTGCTTTAATGGCTGGAAGAATTCTGCAACCTTCTTCTTGATTTCTTCTAACTGCTTGTCTACTTCTTCAAGAAGTCCTTTCTGTTCTTTTGCACCACTGTCATCCATGCTGAATCCGCCGATATCACCACCGGAACCACCAGCACCGCCTGAGCCACCTGAGTCACCTGAAGACGGATCACTTGAACCATTGCTTGAATTGATGTTATTGATTGCATCGAATCCAGCAAGAGCTCCTTTCAATTCCTTCTTGAGTTTAGAAGCATTACCTGCTGCCTTTTTTAATCCTCTTCCTGTTCCGCTTGCGCCTTTAGAAAGCTTCTGCGAACTGTCGGAAGCATCGTTCATTTTCTTTGCAAGAGCCCCTGTGTTTCCTGCTGCCTTCTTAGCATTGTTTGACACTCCGCCAAAAGAAGAACTCAACTTCTTTGACTTGCCGCCAAACAGTGCCGTCAGATACCCAACGGCAACCATAACAACTTTAGTGAATGCAACAACATATGGGACGCAGGAATTAATTGCCTTTGCAATATTGGTAAAGAATCCAGCAATATTAGACTGTCCAATTGTGTTCATTACATCTGACATACATCTAACAATAGCTGTTCTCATATTAGCGATTGATGTAGCAATTCCACCTGTCGCATTTCTTGCCTGTTCCTCAAACGACTGATAGCCGTTAATGCCCTGAGTGTTTAACTGCATAAGAGTATTCATGAACTGGTCCATTGATACAGTTCCATTTCTTAATGCCTCGCCTAATGCTGAAGCATTGACAAAGCCCATGGCCTCAGCCACCTGTTTCATCTGTGCAGGCATTGCAGTCATCGCTGAACGCCATTCGAACATATCCGGTTTACCTTTAGCATATGACTGTGACAACTGTTCTAGGGCTGATTTCTGTATCTCTGAACTTGCACCACCAGCTAGAATAGCATTATTTAGTGCAAGGAACATATCTGTTGATCTAGAGATGTTACTGTTTACTGACGTAAATCTCTGTACTGCGCCCGATGCATCATCCAGGGTTGTTGGAAGTCCAATAAGCTTATTGCTTAGTTTCTGTACAGATGCATTCGCTTGAACGCTCCCAACGCCTAGATTCGACATCACACGGCTATAATTGCCAAGAGTATCAACTCTCTTGATTGCAGCATCAACATTCCCTAATATCGTTGATTTAATCAGAGAAGCAATACCAAGACCCGCCACAATATTGCGGATACTCTTGAATGAATTGCCAATTGAGCCTGTGACCTTATCAACATGATTCTTTAGGCCGGTGACTTCATTCTTCACGCTGTTCAGTTCTGATTTCGCTGATTTCGTCTGTGCAGATATTACTATCTGCAGTTCCTCTACCGTCATTCTGCATCACCGCCTTTCTTTTTCTTAGTGCTTCATTATGTCTTCTACTGAAGGCAATACGAGAAGATCTAGCGCTTGCAATCTCTTTTCTTTCCTTCTCTTTTTCAAACTCTTTCCTATCCTCTTCAAAAAGTGAAGGATAGAAGTCCCACAATTGTGCAGGAGTGAATGAATCATCCTTACCGTTAAGGACAGCAGAAATACAATCCCTTATCTGAAGGGCCTGTATCTGAAGAGATATCGCTTCCTGTCGCACCATTTCTTTTTTCTTTCTTTCATATGCTGAAATAATATCGAATAGCTCATCTAACGAATAATTCCAAAATGAAAAGGGGTCTACTCCAGCATCAAGTGCTGGATCATAGACCGCCTTGTATATGTAATCTGTAATCAGGATATCTTCTAGAGATTCTTCTTGGCTTCCGCCATTTCCTTTTCCATTTTCGTTTCGAGAGCCCCAGAGAAAAAACCCGATACCTGGAACAATGGAATAAGAATATCACTAAGGAACTCTGTCTGTGAGCCACCTTCATCGATGTATCTATCAAACATATCATTCACATCGCTTCTGTCGATGTTGCTGTTGAATTTCTGAAGACCACCATGTGTGATGTCCAGCATAGTGCATAATGGTGTCATGCCTGTTTCTGTATTAAGAAGGTTGATAAGACTTCCACCATACATCTGTTCTAGTCTAGAGATTTCTCCTGTTGTCAGTTTTAATTTGTATTCTTCTTCACCGATTTTCCAAATAATGAACGGTTTTCTTTTTGCTTTTTCTGCCATTTATCTATATCTTCCTTTCTATGCTGCTACTTCTGTTGGATCAGTAATAGTGAGTTCAGACTGTAATGCGATTGCAACAGTAAATTCAATAGCATCATTGACACCACCGCCCGCTCTTTTAACAGTGACCTGTCCTGAGAATGTAGTTGTAGTGCCGTCCTTCAATGTTTCCTTGAACATTGCGGTAGCTCCTGTTTTTTCTAGCTCCCTCATTAATCTGTATGAAGAAGTTTCTTTGCTGTTGTCATACTTGAATGTATATTCAAGGTCTCCAGGGTCTCCGATACCAAACTCATAGACCTTAACTGCATCATCAAGTGAAGAGTTTTCAACTTTTTCTTTTTCAATACCCATGTCAGGAATCTTCTTCAACCCTGGAAGGTCAGTAAAAGAAGTTCCCTTGTTTGTCTTGTCATAAGATAATTTAGCGCCATTTGCTAGCATTATATAATTCCTCCTTATCATTTACATACCATGATAGATGTAATCACTATCATAATATGCTTCATAACTCATTTTCTTGTGTCTAAGTCCTGATGCATCATCAATATCTCTGCATGATACTCTCTTTAGCCCCATTGCTGATAATGCCTTATCAACTTTCAAGGCTGTATCCGATGTACTCTTAGTATCCCAGATTTCGATTCTGTAAAGGACATGTGATGTCTGCTCCTTGTCATCCGTCCATTCTGCCACGCTGTTATCTTCCTCAACATACTGAACGGCTGGAAGCTTTGCCCAGTCCTTAGGATAGATATCAGTGACTTCAAGGCCTTCATCTGTCAGAGCCTTATATACTTTATCTTTAATGTTGATCATATGCTTTTAATCCTTTTCAATTAACTGGCTGATTACAATACCAGCATCCTTCACTGCTTTCTTTTCAGTCTTCTTTGCTCCCTGGTACATGAATGGCTGTGCAGGCTGTCCATCCGACCTGTAATATCTCTTTCCATCAACCTCAATAACTACCCAATGATAATGCTTTATCGCACTTTCTGATAGCTTATCTTCAGGAATCCACCAAGGCTCCATCGTATAAGAAGGATGTGCATATGGAGATATTCCAGCATGGTCTGCAGCACCTTTTCGACCTGTTCCGAATTCGACATATTGAGCATATGGCAATGTGGTATAGACATACCCTTTATCACCTTCAACTCTTGTCTTTATGCCTTTGTTTCTTAATTCACCATCATTAACCGGACATTCAAGAACGCACCCACTTCTTATGGTTTCTGCAGCCTTTCCAAGAACCTGTTCAGGATTCTCAAGAACGGCATCTATAGCACGAAGCTTTCTAAATAATTCATCAGCACCATTGAGACTCATTTAATAATTTTCTCCAGTTCATATAGATAATGTCTGTTATATTCCTTCATGCTGATGATTCTGTAATCCGGTTCATCTGTTGACTGATTATAGACATTCACACCCCACTTTTCAGTGGGTCTGAAATCATCATCCTTATTCTTAGGAAGAATCATATTAAGAATGTAGTTCAGTCTCTCCCCATACATTTCAGCCTGTAATTTACCGGATGCAGGCCACACTTCAAGAAGCATTGATTTTCTCTTGATCCACTTTTCAGTAGTGACACCTTCACCATCTTTTTCGATGACAGGCTCATATACAGGATAGTTCTTAAGCGCTGAAAGTCTCATTGATTCCCCTCCGGCTTCTTTTCGTGAACGATTCCTCCTGCACGAATCAGTCTCAGGTTGTTGAGAGTTGAGAGAATATCTTCATAGGTGGAAGACTGAAAAGTAGATGTGATGCCACCTTCTGAATGTGATGATTCTCCGACCATGCCCTCTCTGAAGTACATGGCACATGCTAGATCAGCCACACAGAAATCCATTGCAGTGATATATACAGTGCGGTTTGTATGTGCAAGAGCACGCTGTTTTGCCATTTCAACATAGATTTTTGCACGCCCCTGACTCGTTCCTGTTCTTTCAGCAACAATCTCAACTAGATCCATAGATTACTCCTCCTGCATCTTAGTGAGAACTGCGACCAATTCCTTTTTAACAAGACTAGAATATCCGCTAACGCCCTTTTCCTTTGCAATAGTCTTTAACTGGTCAACAGTCATATCGTTGAGGTCCGTCACTTCATTGTTTTCTACAGGAGTATCTTCATCATTCTTCTTGTCTTCAATAACACGATATCCCTGTTTTGTATAACGCTGAAGGTCATCCTCATGGATGGCCCTTTCAACGTTGATTCTTTTTACAATGATCATTATGCATCAGCTGAGACGTTAGCAATGATTAGGTCAAGCATGTTGTCCTTTTCCCAGCAGTCATGATATCTTCTATAGTCAATCTGCCAAGCATTTGCATCCTGGTTAGTATCAGGGTCAAATACTCTTGTCTTGTCCTGTTTAGTAACACCGATAACACTATTGATTGGCGCCATTAAGAAGTTTACATTCTTAGCAGTTTCACCTTTCGTATATCCACCTGCGTCTTTTGTTGTTCCAGCATCAACCTTGATAGCTGAATACATTCTGTTCTTTGGTGTAGGAATGAATGTGATTTCATCAAGCTTATAGATGTCTAATGTGATATTTCCAATAGTTAATTTACCTGATGTAAGGTTGCTGTTTACCATCTTTTCCTTTAATAATCTTAAAGTGTCATATGTAATATGACAGATGATATCGCCCTGATATCCTTTATCACGGATAGTATCCGCTGCCTTTTCTAATTCAGAAAGAATATTCTGTTCAGTCAATGCAGTTGTTAGGATGTTGGCTGATTTCTTCGTTGTAACATCAGAAACAACCTTAGAAATACGGTAAGCATCTACTTCAGGGGCAACATGTAAACGCTGGAATTCTCCCATGACAGTGCCAGCAGATGCCACAAAATTAGTTTCGTTTACATCCATTGCATCAAGAAGGAACTTTCTTCCACGGTCCTGTGTCATCTTGAATGTTTCATATTCAAGAGTAACAGCACCCTGTTTATATCCTTCATCTCTGTTATAGTCACCTAAGCCCACTAATGACATCTTAGGAATTTTTACCTCTGCACCACCGTCATACTTAATCTGTCCGGCATTGGCATCCATCCATGATGTAAGAGTGAGATGCTCCATCTGTTTATCTAATTCAGTCTGAAAAATAGTTGAATACTGTAATGTGTTAATTGCCATGTTCTATACCTCTTTTCTAAAATTTAAGTGCATTCGCGAATGCCTTTCTTGCATTCTCTTCTTCAGCAGTCAATACATTGTTTTTTGCCTTGTCTAAAGGTGCTTTCCCTTTTAATCGGTCATCAACAGACTGCTGAACCGCTCCCTTGAATGCTTTAGAGAGTCTCTTGACAGATTCATTTACGGAATCAGCATCAGTGTAATCAATGAAGTCAGCCATGTCTGCTGGAACTCCTGCAGCATTAAGCTGTTCCTTGGCAACTGCAGTCAATTCTCTACGAGTAATTGCTGCTTCTCTATTGTCAAGATCTTCTTTCCTCTTGTCTTCCTCATACTGCTTCTTTTCATCATCTGTCATCTTTTGAAGCCTTTCGGCTTCCGTATGATCCTTATCCCACTTCTTTCTTGCACGGGCAAGTCTCTTCTGGACGATTCTGTCCACATCGTCTTCTGTGAGGGTTGTTACTTTGGCTTTACCATCTTCAGGTTCACCTGACTGCGCATTATCGGGATTCCCTTCATCGCCTGTATCATCTTCCCCCTCTTCCCCTTCTTCCGCAAACAGCTGAAGGTTCAAAGGCATCATATTTTTAATATATTCCATAACTTAATTCCTCCGTTTATAGTCCGTATGACTGTTATATCCATGCACCTTTTAATGTCATATGCACGTTATGGACAAACAGAAAAAAAGAAGAACATCAACCGCTCTTCTGTCTGCTTCTGTATTTCATCAATGCTTTAGGTTTTCTTTCCTTGGGAGGCGGACAGTACTCTTCATATGTCTCATGTGAGAGTTTTCCGCATATCATGCACATATATGTCACCTTCTTAACAATGACGTGCCTACGGCTGTCAAAATGACTTTTACAGTCATACTCAAAGTACTGATGATGATGTGGTTTCAATCCTTCAGCCATATGGTTCTCCTTTCTTGAAATTGGGCAAAATAAAAACCGACTAGATAGTCGGCTTATACGAACGGTAATATGTCTTTCAAGTCTTTCATAAATCGCTTGGCTTTTTCAATAGTTGAATTATCAGTAAGGTATTCTATTCCTTTTGGTGTAATCTCACATTTATCAAGATTGTATATATCTATGTTTTCGTCTATATCCTTATCAATTACTATCCCACTGATATATCCCTCATTTAATAGATTCACAATGACATAAGTCCAGTACTTTCTGTTGATCTGCAGATATTTACTGTCATGTCTTATGAGTGATGCATCAATATCCTTCCCATGCTTTAGCTGCATATACAGGTAGGATAGAATCTGATAAACAATTACATGATAATCATCTCTTGCCATATATTCCAAGTCCTTTCACATTGTCTTTTTATCAACTAAAGGATTTAACTAATCATCCATAGCATAAAACAGTCTATCGCCTAATTCTTCAGTTGCATACCCTAGTTCATTAGGTTCTTCATTATCATCAAATCCATATTCAAGATTCTTGTCTAATACGTAATTACGAATCTGATTAATCTCTTCATTATTTAGTTCTCTATTCGCATTAACATATTCAATAACACATTCTTTTGAATAACCATCTTCCGGGTTCCAATCTTTCATAAGAAGCAACTTTTTCAATAATTTCACATCTTCATCCAATAATTTGTACATCACAATTCACTCTCTTTTCTTAGGGTTTGTTTGAATTAAATTTCCAGTATCAGGGTTAAGTGTAACTTCTACGTTTTCACCTATATACTTTCTGCTTATACGTTTACCATTTTCTTTTTCGGTTATTTTTTCTGGGTCAGTTAACGCAGAAATAACATCCTCTATTTCAACACCTTCACGTTTCTTATTCTTTTGAGGGCCTTCTTTTTCAGTTGTCCCTAATACTCTTTCGATAAAATGGTCACTTTGCGATTTTATTACAACTCCATCCTTAGTTGTACGCCCAACAATTTCATCTTGTATGATTTTACGATACTTCTTATAGTCTTCAAATGTTGAAAATGCTGATAATTTTCCTGAGCTACGCGATCTCTTGTATTTTTGTAATAGTAACCAATTCTCTTTATCATTATACTTCAAATTTTGAAATTCTGATAGTGATAAAGGTATATTTTGCTTACCCAACAAATCGAGGTATTTTATTTGCTGTTTCCTGTCACTAGAACGATTCTCAACTAATTTCTCAGCAGTGTTAATTGCATCTGCACCATGCTTTTCAACCATTCTCTGATACCACTCTTTATAAGTCTCATCTGCTGGAACCTTTATCCTTTCACCTGTGACAGGGTCTCTAGCAAATCTTTCTAGATTATGCATAGTTTCATCATCAAGATTCATAATAGTCGTAGAACGACACCATGGGTGCATCGGAGGGGCGTTTACACCTATCTTCTTATCATTCACCCTGTATACACTTCCGTCCTTCTCACGGCAAATTTGAGACGTTCTAAGGTCTAGTGTTGCAACAAATCTATACTCCTCTATGCCGTAATCCCTATAAGCCTGGAAGTGCGCCTCATTGTGAATGTATGATGATTCAGTTCTTACAAGTCTTCTAGCTTTATTTCTGCCTGATAGGAACTGTTCGTTGATTGAGTCGGTCATTTCCTTCTCTGTCTTTCCTGTGAGGGCTCCTATCATGAACTCCTCTTTTAGTGCATCGGCCACCTTCTGAGTATTGTTCCATACTCTTTCGGAATAGTTCTGACCTGACCATTTCTTTTTCAGAATGGTTTCAAGAGCGCCTTCATCAATGGGACCTGTCTGAAGATCTAGGCCACTCATTCTTGCAGCTTCATATACTGCATGGTGATAACTGCTTTCATAGACCTTTCGCATTGTCTTGTCTATTGCATCTCTTTCTTTTGATGCAACCGCATTGATTAGCCTGTTTATTGACTTATCAATATCATCTAGCCTCTTCATACGATTCTTATATGCTGGGGCTTCCAATTCTGCCAGTACCTCTCTTTTTTGGGCACCCGTCTTATTCTTGTATGCTTCAAGCAGTTTTTCGAAATCTTTACTGTCAGCCTCTGAAAGAAGATTAATAGCCTCGTCTCTTGTTAGATGATGCTTTGAAGCGAATCTATTGAATATTCCCTCAATCTGCTTGGCAGTGTAGATTGCAGCCTTGCTATAGATTACGCTCAACTCTTTGGCGCAGTCCTCAGCTAACTGCATATCCTTGTACATGTTCCTTGCTTCTCGCATCTCCCAGTACTTTATATTTTTGATGTTAGTCATAACAGAGCACTATTATTCCTTGTCTTCGTCATCATCATTATCATCGTTCTCATGCTCCTCTGTTTCTTCTTTATCTTCTGGAGGAGTATTCTGATTTTCGGTATCAAATAACTGCTTCTGTGTTTCAAGTGCTTCCTGTTTTTCTTTTTTGACTTCTTTCATTTCATCATCGACGTTTGAAACAAAGTCAAGGAGTGCAAGAAGTGTCTTAGTTGAAACAACACCTTTAAGATTCGCAATGATTTGTGATAATTCAAGACGGTTTTGTGGGAGTCCTCTTGTAAATACAGGCTCAATCATTGACTGATCAGCAGCAATTGCCTTTAGATTAAGGTAAGTACAGAACATTCTTATACGCTTTTTAAGCCCTTTCTTGTAATATCTCTCTTTTGTCTTGGTGAGAGTCTCAAGTGCTAGAAGCTTATATTGAATAGCAATGCCTGAATTGTTGCCAGCAAAGTTTTCATCTGTCAGATTAGGAACATGAGAAAGTGAATAGATATCTTCCTTTATTGAACGCTTGAGTGTTTCCACCGCATTCTCGTCAAATGTTCTAGTCAGATATTCAGAGCGTGCATCACTAGGAAGTTCCATAACACCATTCTTACGGATAGCCTGGAGCGCTTTTGTTGCTTCTTCATCGTCATCACCTAAAAGAGCGCCATAGACAACAAGTACTGCATCAATGAACTGCTCCTTATCGTTGATTCTGTCAGAGCATAATGTATTGTATGCGTCAATAAGAGAAATCTGCTGTTCATAGTCTCCAATGCAGTCCATGTTGTTTCTATACTCAATGATAGGGTCCTCACCTAAGAAATGTGGATAAGGCTCACCTAGTTCTGAAAACTCTCCTTTTTCGAATTCCTCATTGCAAGTGATTCCGATTCTTGTGACATAGTTCTCAGTTGTTACTGTTGCGATGATATTGAACCTGTCAGTAGAATCATCTTTTTCAATCGAATAATAAACGCTGAATAGTTCATGCTGTTCAATTGAAGCATCGAAAACCTTGAACGTTGACAATGGGTCAAGTGTCTTGGTCATCAGCTTGCTTTCATGCTCACATAAGTAAACATACTCATAAGCGACACCAGCACGTGACATATTGATAGCATTGCATGAATCTGTATCATCTGTTTCAGCATCAACAAAAGCACCTGTCAGCTTGTCAATATTGCCGTCTTCTGTATTCTTCTTGAATGTGATAGGGTTTGAAAGAAAATAGCCCGTTGCTGTATCTGATATATCTTTAGCATGGTTTACCATGATCTTATTGTTCGGCTGGTTCTTAAACTTCTTTTTCCTGTTCATGATGGCATGCTTGCCAAAGTAATAGCCGACATTCTTCAATATCTCAGGAGCACGAATACTATAATGCTTAGCAATGAGACGAAGAATCATGCTTCTGTCTATGTTTGTCTCGTCGAATTTTTCTCGTGGAATCGTGAAAGTATAATACATCTTTTAAAATCTCCTCTTTCCTGCTCTTGCCTTCTTCATAAGGATTTCATTTTCTATAGCATATCTAACCGCATCTATAGTGTGGTTGTTTCTGTCGGGGAACTCCCCTCTAAGGTTGCCGTCTCTATCCATTTCAATTTCATAGTCATTGAATTCACGTGCAGCATTGGGGCATCTAACAGGATCTATAATTATCTTGTCTAAGTCCTGAAGGAACTTTATTCCATTGTCCACACTGTCAGCGCCTTTCTTTGCACCGATGATATTGAGACCTAATAACTTGAATTCATTAATAGTTCTTGGTTCAGCTGAATCAGCAGTGACTAGCTTATTGAGTGGGTTGATCTCTTTTATGAGTTTCACGGCCTTGGCATTTGATAGTCTAGTTCCATATACTTCACCAAAAATAAAAAGACGCCTGCGCGTCTTGTCATAGTTTGCTTTGACATATGCCAATGGGTCACCAGCATAACCAAAGTCCAATCCGTTTTTTAATCTATCGAATACTTGTATTTCCTCGTCGGTTATCTCACGTATATCAAGGTTAGTGAAAACCTCACTACCTGTACCAGTTACTTCACCTAAGTAGTCATGATTGTATTTTTCAATATTTGTTTTCTTAGTATGCTCTGCTTCAATCAGAAACTGCTCCCCAAGCCATTCAGGAGGCGCCTGTAAATAAGTCGTGTGAGAGACATATGTATCATCTCTTTTTACTAGAACTTGCCTGTTGCACCAATTTCTTTGGCTTTCAGGAGGGTTGAAGGAATAAAAGACACAATACTCGTGCCCACCACGAAGAAGTGACTGATTGATATTGGTTATCTTGTCATAAGTCTCAAATTCGTCGCATTCTTCATACCAGACATATTTAACATAACCTATATGGACCTTTGTTGACTTCATTTTTTTAGGTTCATCGGCACCCTTGAATATTATCTGCTGACCTGTTGGCATATAAGTCATTTTTAATTTAGACTCAGGTATTAACCAATCATCTTGAGCACCTAACTTATAGATACCCCACTTAATCTGTTCATATACTGAATCTCTGAGCGTATCTTTTACTCGTCTCATAATGACTGCATTACTCATTACACCTCGCTGTGCATCTCTCATAATGCCTAAAGGTATCTCAACACCTATAAAAGAGGACTTTAAAGAACCACGGCCACCTTTTAACCAATAATGCGTGTAGTCATTGTTTTTTACATGCTTATGAACTTCATAGAAAGCCGGACCAATAGTAGACTTTAAACTAACCTTAATCTTATTCATCTATATCATCTACAATCACTGTCTTGCCGTTCGATGTAACATCTACATTGTCTGTAAACATGCCAAAACGCTTGCCTAATAACTCTGCAGCTTTAAGCCTTTCTTTCTCGTCCGGAGGTTTCTGTACGACTTTTTGCGTACCATTACCACTCATGATCATTACATAGGATTCCGATTTAGCACGCATGACAGATGTGAGATACTCAACTATCTCTTGAATATCGGCAGTATTCTCATTATGGATTTCTTCCATTTTTTCAGAGATATACTTTTGTATCTCTTCTTTTTTTAAAAGCTTAGAGGCAAGAGGTGCTGCACTTATGGCACTTTTACAATTGGCATAGACTGCTAGATATGCTCTTGTAGCATTAGTATCTTTTAGATACTCATCACAAAATAGTTTCTGCTTTTCTGTCATAGTCGCACCCCTTTCTTGTCAAGCAACAAAAAAAGAGGCTTTATTATGCCTCTCTGCTTAATTTGCCTCTTTTTACCATTATATAACATCAATTAGCGCAGTGTTGCGCCGTTTAACGTTTATAACCGTGTATTCACGTTATGATAAAATAACAATCATCTTTTCAATTGCATCATGTATATACTTCTCTGCTGTTCTCTGTGACACATGCAGCATGTCAGCAGTATCATAGATGCTCATTAATTCGATGTATCGATAAAAGAGTACATCCCTATGATTGATATCATCTAGTTTATCTATATTTTGACGTATGAGAGCCATTTCTTCTAAACACCTATCCTTCATCAATATATAGTCATTCTGTGTCTTGGGCTCACTGTATGAACCTGTTGGACTGTCTCTATATGAGATTGCTTTAACGTTTATTAACTTATTCTGTAGATAGTCTGCTTTGTCTTTTAGATTCCTATATGATTTTAAATATGTTCTGACTTCTTCGGCTGTCATACGTTACCTCCTGATTACTCAAAAATAAAAAATAAATAAATCACTATCACCAGTACAAATAAAATAAAAAACAAAAATTAACCTCCTTTCTGGAGAAGAAGAAAACAGTCCTTTACTCTTCCTATTGGTTTTCAATTTGTGTCTTCTCTTCTCCCAGCAACACCATAACCTTTTTAGTTGGATAGCAAAATTAGCGCTTCATACTCTTATTCTTTGCAAAAGAAGGTGAATGAGATTGAAGCAAAGCCATGACACTGCTGTTGTTTGTTGGTTTTAGAATAGAAAAATATGTTAGGGCATCGAATCCATGAGAGGATCTTGCTTTTAGAAAAGAATCTATTAAGTATGAGGGGTCCTAATAAATTTTCTTGATAGTATATAAAATCTAATAAAGAACTCAATGCCCTGTTTGATTATCTAATAAATTCAGACTGTAGAAATTGGGCTAGATCTAAATACTCTTTATAATTTGTTTTTTTTGTTGTGTCACAAGAAGGTGACATAATCTTATTTTTTCCGTTTCTAGTCCTTTCGACACATACAACTCTTGATGCGTCATATTTGACTTTATTATACCAAAAATCACCACAACATTGCTTTGCTTGAAAATTCTTTAAATACTCGAACCTTTCTTCTGCTAGTTTTCTACTGTAGAATTTCTCACTAAATATAATTGAACGGAGTCTTCCTTTTCCTACAAAATTAATTCTGAATGGGAATCCATCAGTAAATGGCCTTGTATCAAGTTCGAATCTTACTTTTTCAAGATTTATAATTGAAAAGTGTGTTCTCATATATTTCTTTTCTTCTTCATTTCTTGGATATCTAAATATCTTAAACACTTCTACAAAGTTACATTTTGCAATGTTTTCTTTTCTTGGAGCGTTTTTAAAAACTTCTTCTTTTCTTTTGCCTCTTATTGGAATCCCTCTTTTAGCAAGTTCGATTGTGAATGGTATGTCTTCAATCACTCCTTCTACTTTGCTGATATTTAGGATTATATTATTTTTTGATGAAACTAGTGGTTCATTGCTTTTTGCACATGATTCTATATGTTTCTCTCCGACACCAAAATATTTTTTTATGCTGAAACGACTGCCACAGCCTAGAAACTCACCATTTTCAGCGTTATAAACATAATATGTGTATTTTCTTTCTCCTCTCATTTTTCTATGTCTCCTTTATCGTTGTTTTGAATTTATATTCAAAAATCTTTTTCTTAATCTTATATACTTCTGTTTTTCTGCCTTTTACATCTTCATAGATTGTTGTTCCGTTGACTTCATAGACAAAATCACAGATGTATCGCATTGCTCTTCTTTTTCTCTTCTTTCCATCAACCACAATTTCAAAAGGAGGGATTAACTCAAAAGGTACCTGTAATTGTAGATTATGAATTAATCCGTCTTTTTCCATCTGCTTTAATTCCAAATAGCGTTTTGCTTCCTTCTTGGAATCGAATGTGAAGCCGTCAACTGTAGTCTTTCTTGAGTTGTATTTACTCATGTCCAATACTTACCCTAGAAATTAACCTTTTCAATTCATCATCTTCCAATAGTTCACACGCTTCTTTGCTTGCTATGGATTTACGATTTCTTAGAAGACTAAGAGAAAACTCAAGCATTTCTTCCTGTTTCAAAAGATACACTATACTATTACATAATATTGATATAGATTCATACTCACTTGGGCAGTCATAATGTATTCTTTCTATTTTCTCTTTTAATTCTCCTTTTTTAATGAGAATACAATTATTAATCGCTCTTAAATTAATTTCTAAAGTTTCAATAGCTGCGACCACGTCTATCTTACTAGCCATTATCTACGACCTCGCAATTAGCTAAGATATCATCAATTAAATAAGGCCTTTCATCTTCCCATTTTATGAATTTGAATAAGTCTTTGGCTTCATCTAAGCAAAAAATCCTTTCCCCATACATGCATACCCACTCTTCGTATTTATAGTCTTTAGTTAAAGTCGCTCTAGTTCCGATTAAAGAATTATCTTTATTTCTAGCGATACGACCGCCAAGGCCTTCACCAGTCTTTAAATATTCATATTCCTGTCTTGTTAGTTTAATTTTTTTTCTGTTCATTTTGCATCTCCTAAAATTGAATGTCATCCTCTTCCATAACCAATCCTTCATCCTCGAACTGCTGAATTGGTTCATTATGTACATAATTATTAACAGGTGCTTGTGCTGTAGTTTGATTTTCTCTTCTGGTATTAATGAACTGTACAGAGTCAGCAACCACCTCAGTAACATATACCTTCTGACCTTGATTGTTCTCATAGTTTCTTGTCTGAATGCGACCATCAACAGAAACGAGAGAACCCTTAGAACAGTAACGTTCTGTATTTTCCGCAATCTTCCCCCAGCATACGCAGTTAATGAAGTCAGCCTCCTGATCATCGCTCTTGAAGTTTCTTTCTACTGCTAAGTTGAAAGAAGTGACTGCCTTTCCACTCCCTGTTCTTCTTAGTTCGGGGTCTCTTGTAAGTCTTCCGACTAATAAAGCACGATTAAGCATTAATAGTGTTCCTCCTTGTCTTTTCTTGTCATAAGTTATTATTCTCCTTATCTTCTTCTATGCCATTCACAACGACCGACACAATAACAAACACCGCAATAGCAATCACTGATATCACAATGAGAACAGCAACAATCAGCATAACGATAGCAAACACAGAAAATACATTTTCTAATACCTGCAATAAAAACATCTATATCACTCCCCCTTATCTGATAAACAAGTAAATCATTAGCACTAGTGTAGCAACATAAGCTGCTGCTAAGATAAAGAAATCCCTGTTAGCCTTTTTACAGCTTTTAATGAGTTTATTATTCAACTTCTGAAGATCATCCATTTTCCCACAATCTTCTCTATAGAAATTCAATACAGTAGCATTCGCTTTCATTAAAGTTTTTTTGTCTTTTTTCAATTCTTGGCATACTTCTTCAAGCTCTCCATATTCTTCTTTCAAATATGAATACTCTTCTTCTAGCTTCTTATATTCAGCTTCCTTTTCTTCTACAATTTCCTGTACTTTTTCAGCGCTAAAAACTGCCATCACATCTAGCCTCCTCTTCTAAATCTTTTATATAATCCTGAGTTCTTTTCATAGATCTTCCTACTTTGCTTTTTATGATTTCAGCAATTTCATATACATCTAGACAATCCATCGCATATAGTTCACATATGCATATCAATACATCTGCAACCTCTTCATCTAAGTGTGAAGCGTTGATTGGGTCCAATCCATTACGTTTAATTTTTGATATTGCTTGTATAAGTTCAGCATTTTCTTCCATTGCGATAGTTAACATGCGCTGGTTGCCCCATATCTCGCATACTTTTTCGAGTGCAGGACAATTTGATACAAGAACACCAAACATATTATTTAATTCATGTGAATCCATTTACTTCCCTCCTTAATTAACCAATAGCATGATTGCGTGTCCTCTTGGCGAATCATTTACTTCAATATGAGTTACTATCATATCTCCAAAATGGTTATCCATGAATGTTTCACTATGAGTGATTTCCCATTTTGTTCCTTGTATACAAAAATTCCAACTTTTACATCTAATGTCAATGAGTTCATCTTCATCGACTCTTGTTAACACTTCATTTATTCTCATTATTTTACTGTTCTCCTTCTACTTCTAAGTCTTCAATGTAATCATCATTTTTATGCGCAGTTAAATATCGCAATAATTCTGTATCCGAAGCATTAGGACCATAATATAGATCATCAGGATAAAAGAACTTAGTAAACTGCGTATACCATCCACTTTTTTTAAAATATTTATTAAAACACATCACTTGAATTTTTCTGACATATAATTTAGGTGTTAATTTTAAAGTCAGCATTTTAATATCAGCTGTTAAATACTCAGCTTCCCAGTTCTTCTCATTTCTTAAAAATGAGGTTCTCTCTTCTTTATTCTTCAGCATCATTGACCACCTCCGCCGTTTTAAGTAATTCTGCAACGTTAAATAATTCATCTTCTCTTAAGAATTCAAATAACTTCTCGCAAAGAGGAACACAATTGAGTGGTTCATCTGCTCCGTTCTCAGGAGAGAACCAAGTACCATCCTTATCGATTGGCTTTAATGTGAAAAACGCGATTGTGAAATCATCATCACGTGATACCCATTCATAGCCTTCAGATAGCATATATTCAAGTAAGCCGTATTCCAGAGCATTCATTTTTATCTTATGCTTCTGATATAACCATCTAACGATATTGATTTTTGAACACACGAATTTAGCTCTTTTATCTATCAATCCCTTTGTATCAGGACAAAATACACATTTATCGCATGATCCTTCTTCCTTACAGCAGAATAATTCACCGTTTGATTTATCTACCGCAAAATTGAAACCTCTAGATTTAATTTCATCTTCATAAAATTCAAAATTTGTCATGTTATAAACCCCCTCCTTAATCTAAATCTTCATCATGTTCATACTTCTTACTATCAAGTAACTCTTGAAGCCTTTTGCGTGCTTCTTCCTGTTCAGGAGTTAATACAATAGCGTCTGGTATTTTATTTTCTGAAGATTCTTCTTTTTCTTTCTTTCTTCTCTCTGCTATTGGTATAGGCTTATTTTTTTCAGCCTCTTTATTTCTCAAGAATCCATCTATATGTTTTTCTAGATTTCTTATATCAGTTCTATCTTTTACAGATTCATAATATTCACTGATGTACTCCAACTTGTCTTTCTTAAAGAAAATAGAAAAAATAGATTCATAAGACGGACAATACTCTACAGTACAGTCTTTTTCTCTTTTCTCTTTTCTTTGTTCTTTTATTGTCTTATTAGGGTTTAGCTCTTGGTTTAGTTCTAAACCACTTGCTAAACCACTTGCTAAACCACTTGCTAAACCGGTAGTATCTTCCGACTCCTCGTTTTCGCTTTTTGAAAACCCGTTACTTTGGTATTTATCCCAGTTTAATACCGTCACTTTAGTGCCCTTTTTAGATATATCTAACTTAATTTTTCCACATTCTTCTAATAAGCGAAGGTATTTGGAAACTGTCGGTTTAGACATATGACACCTTGATGCGACCTGATTCAGAGAGAGGATACATTGTCCTCTCTTGATCAAGTCTCCATGATGATAATAATCAACAGGATTAGTGTGTAGTAAGATGTCAATCCAAAGATGGAACATCTTGGAATCGTGATAGACTTCATCGTAGTCCATCATATAAAGTTTTATCCATCTCCTTCTTTCCATCTTTCACATCTCCTATTCTTTGACTTCTCCTGTGTCTTCATCAACAATATTGACATCTGCATCAACCCATTCATTAGGCTTGTCTAGAATGTCTCTGTTGTCTTCTCCAACATCAAAGTTTTTAATTGTTTCATCTTGCGCTACTGCTTTAACGAATTCTGTTTTTAACGGCATATATTTCAATAGCTTCTTGAGCACTGTCTTTTTAGCCATTTCATCAAAGGCACTTTGCCATGGTCCATTATTAAATGTTTTAGAATACTTCTTGGCGTGTTCTGTAACATCTTCATAACTCATGACTTGGAAACCTTCCCCACCATTTACTAATTTAAATACTGCATAGTAGAAAATCGGTTTTCCTCTTCCTTTCTGTGCGGGTACATGTTTCAATTTAGGATTTAAACCTAATTCGTACTCGAATAAGTCACCTTCTCTGACAACTTCGGCAGTAATACTTTTTACTTCTCCTGTTCTGTATGCTAGATCAAGCGCCCCTTTGTAACCTAATTGGAACTGACATTGATTGCCGTATGGGATTAAATATGCTTGTCCTAGTGCTGTATTAGGTTCAACTCCTAACTGTGCAGCAATAAGCAATGCACCAATGAATGACTGTGGTGTACATTTTGCTAACTTAGGAGTATTAGTGACTGCCGTCATAGCGATGCGACTGAATCTTTCAGGAGTGATTACGTTAGGCAATGCCTTAGCGATTTCTCCTTCATATACCTTGATGTAGTCCTTGATTGTTTGAGGCTTATGCTTATTAGCAACTGCCTGTTTAGTGGTATTCGCAATAATACCTTTCTGATTTACTTCTGCCATTATTATCTGTTCTCCTTTTCTTCTTTTAATGATTCTTCTTTTTCTTTCTTGTACATTTCTAACAATTGACTATTAAAATATGTGACAAATTCATCACGAGACACTGAATTAGGAATTTTTTCAATTCTTACTTTTTGCTTGAGCCAATTTTCGAATGAAGTACAGCTATATGTATCTGCTTCTTCGTCATAGTTACAACATACTTTGTTCCAATGATAAAGCGTTTCTTCAAGAGTTGCTTTTATGCCTTTTTCAATCATCAAGCCATCAATGCGGTTTATGCTGTTATTTTTTGTATTGACTTTAGGAACACAGTTTTTTAAACGCTCGTTTTCCATTTTTAAAGCATCAATGTCATCAAACATATCTAAAATATTGTTTACAAAATCTTGTCTTTTTAGCATTATTTTTCTCCTTTCTTCTCTATGCGTTTAAAGTAATAAGTCTTTCAATGCATTTCATGTATTCTTGCTTTTGGTCTTCTGGTAGTTCGTCTCTTTATCTTCTATATAGGGTAGTTTCTCCAATTCCTAGCGCTTTACATAAATCCCATTGAGTGAGACCATTATCCTTTAACATATTTCTAATATCTTGATTAGGTTTTGTTCTAGTTCTCATTTTCTTTTTTCTCCTTTACATAGAATTTTCTTTGAGTACTTTCTTTCAAGTACTGTTTAAATAACTCTGGGTTTTCTTTTTTAAACTTATCTCTATCAAAAGTCATACTTTTTGAAGTCTTCCACTTGATCATGACATTTTCTAGTTCTGCAGCTTCTGCATCTTCCATCTCTGCTTTGATAGAGTTCTCATAAGAAACTTGAAGTTCCTTCAAAGCTTTAATTCTCTTTTTGATAGAAAGTAACTCTTTAACACTGTCCTCGGCTTCATGCCCTAAAACACAACTTTTTACTTGAGACTGCCATCTTGTGTTCAATGTGTTCTTTGTACTTTCTGAGCCGTCGACGTCAGGCGCATTACCTTGTTTGACCATTTCCCAGAAATCACCTTCAGCCTTGATAAGTGCTTCAATTTCTTCTTCATTTCTGTTGATTTCGTACCAAAAGAAGCCCTTGCCCATCACTAGAACGGCTATATACCATTTTTCGAAGCCTGTTACTGCCATGTAATGCATACATTGACAGTAATAGCTTGGTGGAATATCACCATTCTCAAAATCGCATCTAGTTAGTGCACTAGCGGTTTTACATTCAAGCCCTGCCTTTTCACCAACAATTAAACGGTCAACATTTGCGAGCATGAACGGATGCTTCTCAGATTGAAAAGAAAACCCACTTTTTCTAATTTTCTTTCCTGTCGCTTCTGTAAATCTGTCAGCGACATACTGTTCTAAATCTCTACCAACTCTCATAGCTTCGTTGTCTTCCTCTTCATCTTGAAGAAGTCCGCATTTTTCAGCCCACAGAGTGTAGGCACTTTTATACTTATTAAGTCCTAAAACTGCACCAACATCTGAGCCACCTATACCCTTTAAACGGTCATATAGCCACTCCTCACGAGTTTTTGGCAACTTGTGCTTAATTACACCTTTCATAATCTTTCACCCCTTAGACACATTCTAAAGCGTTAATAACGTCTTTAATAAGAGCCATGCCACTGTCCCCAGTAACGTCAATAAGCATTTCTGCGTTGCCTTCATAAAGTCTGACAGTGACCTCTTCATTGCCGTTCTTATCCTTGTGATATAGCATTTCTGCTATTTCATCACTCCACTTTCTAGTTCTAGTGAGAGTCTCAAACAGGCTCTCTAGAATATCTTTCTTATTCTCCATCTAAGTAATCCCCCTCAAACAAGTTGTCTAGCTTCTCCAAAGCCTCACAGATTGCATCATAACTATTTACATCACCTAACTGCCCAAACGCTTCAATTGCAGCATCCGGATTTTCATACACCTTATTTATAATTCTATTGACTTCCTTTTCTTCATATTTATTAGCAAAGCCGTTTGTGAATTGTCCTTCTTTTGCTGCTTTAACAGCAAAGGCAAACAGAAGTAAGTAATGCCATGTGTTTCCTGTTCCTGTTACTTCACAGTTACCGTCTTTAATCTCGAGGTGCAGGAATGGTGTTTCTACGTGTTTGATCATAATTATTTATCCCCCTTTAATCCGATATATTCCAAAAATAAGATGTTTAATCCTAATGAGAAAGCACTTAAGACATGTACGGCTGTACTATCCCAATTTGTGCCTGTACTAATCATTGAAATAACCATGCCTAAAACAAAAGTGTTAAATGCAATCAATACGATTCTTTTACTATTCATAATTTCCTCTTTCCGTGCTATAATTAGCACTGTCTGATTTTTATCAATCTTTTCCTAGAAGATTGAGTGGGAGCACACGATGGCTGTCGTGTGTTCTTTTTTTGTGCTCATAAGCACTTAGCGCCAAAGAAAGCATTTATTTGATCAACAGACAAATTATTTAAAAAGGATTGATATATTCAATGTAAGATACACATACGAAGGGAGTTTCCAAAAAAATGAAAACGAGACATTCTACAATAATATTATTTGCCTTCTTTGGCTTTAGGTGCCTACGAGCAACTAAAGCTACTTATTCAATTGTCTTTCTTTTAGTGAGCTCCTCTACCACTGCTGCAATCAATTGGTCAGATGGACCTCTATAGTAATTGTTCATGTAATCCATGAAAGCCTTTCTAGGGATGTAAGTACTTCTTTTACCTGAGTCATGTTTTACTACTGACCCAGGCATTACGCCCTGTTCTATAGCGTTTAGGATGAATTCTCTACTTTTCTTAGTGATTCTCATTACTTCCTCAACGCTGATACTCCATTCATCCATGATGATCACCTCCTATTGAAGGAACTTATTAATGAAATACTGCTGACCCTTGCCAGTAATCTTAGGTGTCTTAGTAGTGATATTCACTCCTGAACCGTTGACGTAAGAGCCTTCCTTGATTTCAAAGAGACCTAGTTCCATAGCCTTCTGTGTAGGCATGTTGTAATCAGTGCCCTGGCGCTTGATCAGATAGCCTTTTTCTCTGAGCCATGCAAATAAACGCTTCTGACCCATTTCAATTCCGTTCTGTTTTAAGATTTTTGCAAGTTCACCAACGAGGATAGATGTATGGCTAGTTGCTACTGCATCAGCAAATACCACCTTAGGCTTCATCTCCTCGATTACTTTATCCTTAGCAGCTAGAACACTTTGAGCCTCGATTAATGCCTTAGCCATTAATTCCTGTCCGCTTAGTTCTTTCACTTGGTACTGCCCTGTTTTTCTTAATGCTGGGAGTACTTCAGAAGTTACCCAACGTTTGAACTTCTTGGCTGATGGTAATTTGCTTGAGAGGACTAAGCTGTATAGTCCTGATTCGTTGATGATTGTCATCCCTCTTGGAGAATCAAAAGTACCGTTTTGGTAGTTTTGCCTATCTTCTTCATCTACGTGTCGGTTAATATCTCTACTACCGTTTTGGTACCCGAGAACATCAGCAACATCTTTCCCAACGAACCAAGGCTCATTGTTAAGCAAAAGACTTCTTACTTCATGATTTTCGAAATTAAATAATTGTACTTCGTTCATATTAATCTCCTTCAATAATACGCT